TTGTTCGCGCAAGAATCGCAGCACTCGTACTTGTCGTAAGCTTCTTCGTCGTACGACGACCTCATGATTCCGTCACACACGGGACAGAAGAGTGGCTTAGAGCTTTCAGAATAGTTCTCTGGCTTCACCACCAAGAAGCCGTCTTCGTGCTGTGCGATCAGTTTTCCGTCGATGTACTTCTTCCAGTCCATGTCAGCACTCCAGCTTAGAGTCTTTCTCTACTTTCGTTATCTCCAGGATGTTGTCGACAGCGTCTTTGATCCCATCGACGTGTGTGATGACGAGACACGTCTTGAAATACTTCTTGAGAGAAGTCAACAACCTGTTCACTTCTTCTACACGTGAAGAGTCTAGAGAACCAAAACCCTCGTCTATTATGAAGAAGTCTGGCTTTGGGAGCGTCGACACGTTTACCATCGCGACTCTCAGCGCGAGAGACGATACGACCTTCTCCATCCCAGAACACAGCTCGATGAAGCGCTTAGAGTCTCCGTAGTCAATGTACAACTCTAATGTGTCTGTGTCTTCATCGATTTCTGCGACAACAGTGAAGTCGACGATGCCGTGCAAGATCTGAGAGACTTCTGCGTTTATCGATGGCAGCTGAGACTTCGTGATGAACAGAGGCAAACCCTTCTTCGAGAATGCTGCAGAGATCAGCTCGCAGATCCTCAACTTCTTCAAGATCACGCCTCTCATCTTCTTCTCTTCAGCTTGCTTCTCAATGTCGCGCCGAAGCTTCCCAGACTTCTCCGCGAGGCTCATTCTCTCCGAGTCACACTTCTTGATGACATCAGATAAATCTCTGATCTTTTCCCTGATTGAAACTACGTGCGCATTTTCCTGATTTTTCAGAGCCGCTTCTAGGACTCGCAGTTTGTCATCTGCTTCAGACAGACACCGCTCTACAGACTGTTTCTCTACAGAGAAGTCTTTGATCTTCAACATTCTCTCAGAGATCTCTGACTCGATCTGAGACTTGAGAGACACAGCCTTCCAGTGTTTCTCGATCTTAGACGCTAGCGTTGTGTCAATGACACTATCGAGAGATGCCTCTGCGTCACGCAGAGCTCTTCTGACTTTCTCTACTTCCTCTGCCTGCTTCGGCTCTTCTAACTTATCAGCGTGCGCGTTCTTGATGAACTTGCACTTCGGAAAAAAGTCTCCGCACGGAACGTCTTCGAGGATCTCTAGAGACTTTCGTTTCTGTGACAAGACGACTTCTTCTCTAGACTTCGTGCTCTTCAAAAGTGCGATCGAATTCTCGAGCTTCTTTTGAGACTCTAGTTTTTGTCTCATGTCGTCTACGTCGACGGAATCAATCATTTTCTGAACAGTCTCTAGCTTCTCTCTCAACGTTCTGACTTCGTTCTCTTCGTCTGAGAGAGACGTCAAGACTGCAGGAAGCTTCTTGTTCTTCAAGTGATCGACGATTGCCCTAGATGCTTCTACGTCGTGTTCTGTGACGACAGGACCAGAACACTTCGATGACTCGTACTTCAACACATTGAGGTTCGAAGAAGCTTCTGCAGACTCTGCTTCGAGGTCTTCGATCTTCTTTGCGTACTCGCTTAGAACATCGATATTGTTCTTCTCTTCTTCGTCCCAGTCCTTGCTTGGAAAATTCTTCAACTGCGCTTTCAAGGAAAGCGAGTCTTTGTTGACGACGTCATACAACTTGTCGAAAACGTCGAGGTCGAGGAACCTGGACAAGATTGACCGCCGTTTCGTAGAACCGAGAGAGATGAACTGATTCGTCTCGTTTTGAGCAGACAGAGATGTCAACATGAAGTCTTCTGCGGTTCCTATGAGCGACCTGATCACCTTCTCTGTGTCTGTTCTCTGTTCACCGTGTTGGTCGACTAGCTTCCCGTCGATAACTTTGAACAAGTTCAACGCAGTCGTAGCAGAAACTGCGCCCTTCTTGTCTGTCTTTTTCGTCGTCTGACGTTCTACGACGTACGTAGAGCCGTCGTGGTCGAACACTGCTTTAGATGCACAGTACGGTTTTCTGACGTTGCACACGTTCAAGTTCTTCATCGGTCCTCTGTCAGTCGTGTTGAACAATGTGTACATGATCGACCCTACGACTGCAGACTTACCAGCTGTGTTCTGACCGAAGATTCCTACAATTCCGTTCAGTTTCTCGAAATCGAGTGAATTCCCTTCTCCATACGAGAACAAATTGTCCCATGTTACAGAGCGGAGTGACCACTTCGAATTTCTAGCTACTTCATCGCTCAAATTCATCGTAGACACGTAATGTTTGACGCTAGATACGATCTCGTCAAGATCTTCTGCAGAGACGTCTTTTCCATCGAAGTAGTCTCGCAAAAGATTCGAGATGACGTCTGGAGAACGCAGATCAGATCTCTCTAGCTTCGTCTTTCCTGCAGAAACTGTCTTTGTGTCGATTCTGTTCTCTGTCTTGTACGTCACTTCAGACGCAGACATAGAAGTCTTGAGCTTCTCTGAGAGGTAGTGGACATCGTCCTGTGCAAGGATCGAATTTGCCTTGATCCTAACCCTACTTCCCTGTGGGTGTCTTCTTGCTTCTTCGACAGTCTTCTCTACAGAGCCCATCCAATCGACAGTGACGTACGGGAGAGGATTTGGAAGTTCGACGAACTCAACATTCCAAGACACAGCTGAATCGATGTCCCAGAGAAGATACCCGTGCGTCTCGTCTTCTCCGTAGTTCTGCTGAATTGCGCTTCCTGCATAAGCGATCCACGGTTTTCCGTCTCGAAAATCTAAAAACTGAAAACGATGAATGTCGCCAAGGAAACAGAAATCATACTTCTTGAAGAAATCTACAGAAAGACCGTCTTCTACTTCCCAACCGACTTCTGTAGAAGAACCTCTCACAGGTCCGTGGTAACAAGCGATGTTGATCTGTCCTTCTGTCGGATTGACTTTGTCCCAATTTTCTTCGTCGAAGAGCGAGTAGACGCAGAAGTTGAATCCATCGTCGAACGAATAAGTGCCACTGTTCTTGTAGAGATGAATAGCGTCGTTCTTCAACGCTGTGACGACAGGAGAGACAGCGTCTTGCCTGCTCAAATTCACTACGTTACCATCGTGGTTTCCCAAGATGATGTGGACTGGGACTATTTTTGACAACAGCGTGAGCCACCAAGACAAGAAGTCGACGTATTCTGCAGAGATGCCAGTCTTCTGGTGGAAGAGATCACCCCCTATGAAGACGTGATCGACACTCCTCTTCTTACAGTCTTCTACGAAGTACTCAAGGATCTTTTTGAACTCTGGATGCCTAGAAAGTGCTCGAATGTGAATGTCAGCTATGTGTGCAATCAACATTTAGTTCATACTTCACACTACGACAAATTGAAAGGATGTTCAAATGCGCACATGTTTGAATAGATTTTGCAACACTGCCTCTTCGTCTGATATTGACAGGACACTTGCTACAAGCACAAGTTGAAAGATATCGCCTCTTCTAACCTTCTTGCGAAGTCGTCCTCCCACGTCGGTCTAGACGCTTCAGAAAGTGCTGTCTCAAACTCACTCTTCGACATCTTTCCAGGATCTCCCCAGTGCCTGACGTCGACTACTACTACATCGACGTCGTACTCAGTGAGTTTCTTGACGATCTTTGGAGTTTTGCTAGACCACATGTCACCGTCAAGAGCTAACGCGACGGGAGTGTTGTTCAGTACTATCTTGTTCAACAGCTCGTGTCGTTCGTCAAGATCCGATCCAAGGAGTGCGACTGAGTTCTCAGGACACTTCACGAGGTCAAACGGACCCTCGACGAGAACTAAGCGCTTGTTCCACGAGACGTTGATCTCGTTGAAGACGATCGGGTTCTTGTCTACGTCTGGGTTGTCGTACTTCGGTCTTCTTCCAGGATCTACTGCGCGTGCAGTGAAGTAGTTCAACTTCCCAGATGCGTCAAAAGACGGCATGATGACTCTTCGCCGCCACCTGTGCTCGTTCGACACGCCGAACTTGTAGTACCAAGCGTCTCTCTCGTCTAGGCCCCTGCTGAAGATGTACCTCCACACTGCTTTGACATCTGGGTCACACTCTGGTGCGAGAGTCAGAAGCTTGAAGTCCTTCGGAAGGACGACATCTTGAGGTGCTTCTCTCTCTCCAGTGACAAGCTCGTTCTTGTCGATTGAGACGTCGAACATCTCTTTGTACTTCAAGAGCTGAGTCTGAGTCCCGTACTTCTTGACGAGGGGAGCGATCGTTCGTGACTTATACCCGCAGACCCAACAGTGTACCCTCGTCTCCGGGAGGAGAATCGACAACTTCTTCTTGTTTGGATCTAACGGTGCACAGACCGGACATCTCACGTCGAAATTGTTGTTCCTCGACAAGTGTCCGCTACCGAACACTGACTCTATGAACTCGACCAGACTAGTGAGAGTGACTGCAGACACGAAATGAAAACTACTGTCAAGACTGACATTTGTTCACATGAGCGACGCTGCTCTCGCGATCACGTATGCGTCTGTCATGTCTTTCGAAGCGTCGACAGGTGAACCACACTTCTTCTTGTCCCAGACGAACCCCTTCAAATCGTGTTCACACATGAACTCAAAGACTTGGTCCTTCTGCTTCTTCCCACATTTCTTCGTCTGTTGGAGCTTCACTCCGCACAGTTTCCTCGCTGTCGCAGAAGAGATGTACGTCGGGTCTACATGAAAGACGTCTCGAACGATCGAAGACACAATGCCGTTGAACCGCATCAGCGTCGTGATCGTAGACGCAGAAGACTTTCCTTTTGAGAATCCAAGTAACGGTTCTTCGACTACGATGACGTCAGGATTCCAAGCGTACTCGTCATGACTGTACTTGAAGAAGTCTCTCGCGAAGTCGACTTTCTCCCATAGAGACTTGCACTTCTTGAAGTTGATGTTGTCGAGGACCAACCTCGGGTGCGACACGTCTCCCTCTTCGATTCGTTCGTCGAGCAGGCAGACTCCAGTTATGCTAGTGCTCACGTCCAGCCCGAGTATGACTCTCTTCTGCATAGAGAAATTGTCTACTGCAAACTACAACAGTAAACCCATCGACTTCAAGCATACTTCTGTAATGATTACGTACGTCATTCCTCTCGACTCGCACCACGACTTCGCTGCCTCTGCCTTCTTGACGACTGTCGGGTTTGTGAGCTTCCTAGACTGCTTCACTTCTATGATCTCTCGAGAACCGTCAGAATATTCGACGAAAAAGTCTGGGTAGTAACGGCGTCTCTTTTTTGTCCGATTATTTGAGACGTACTCTATGACTATCTGCTCGTACGTCCAAGAGACGACACGCACGTCAACGTCCAATCTCTTCATCACAGCGAGCTCCCACCCAGACCTGTACTTCCATGTCTTTCCAGATTTCAATGAAGTGTACACACCTGTATGGTAACGTCGCTTCTTTCGTTTCTTTTCCATGGAGCTACCAGTCAAATGCAACTTTCACAAGTAGCTTAGTGCTCTCTCGCTTCATGATCGGTTGCGCGAACTTCGCTTTCGCGACGACGTTCATGTTCTCGTCGTGCAAGTAGATGCCGCTGATGTACACGAAGTCTTCTGTGTCTTTAATGTTGCCAGAGGGTCTTATTGAAGCGTAGTTTTGGATGTAAGACGAGTTCGAAGAAGAGTTCAGCAGTCCCGGTTCTGCGAGTATCTCGTACTTCGTAGAGAACACGTTGTAGACACCCTCGAACGACATCTCGTACTGGTTCTTTCCGAAGAAGTATAGGTGGGGACTCTTCACAACGACGACACCCTCGTCGTAAAAGATGTTTCCGACAGAGTTCTGTGTCGCGTGTTCCGTGTCAGAGTCTGCTCTGTACAAGTTTCCCAATCCATCGTCTCGTAGAGTCATGCAGACTGCACCATGTGAGCCAGAGATCGCAGAATCTTTGATCTCGAAAGAACCTGGTTTTATTCTCCTGCCATAGTACATGTTGCTGATGTTGAAGAACGTCACCTGATTCGACGACGGATCTTGCAACCGTTGGTAGATCGTGAGTGGTGCACCTCGTTGGATCCCTCTGTCGAACGAAGAGTCTTGCGTCGGTTCTCCGATCGAAGCTGTGACTGACGCTATATACTTCAAAAAAGACTTACCCGGCTCAATTCCTGGAAACTCTGGGCTCGGACCGTATAGTTCTTCGACGTAGTCGTCTGGGGCTTCTGACTGAATTCCTCCGTTGTACAGCGACGCAGACGTGACGAGGTCTTCCAAATTGATGTAGCTCAGATCTTCGTTTCCAAAAGAGTCTGTGAAGCGGTTCTTGTGAGTCTCGCTAGACAAGATCTCGTAGTTAGGATCGAAAGTCCCGTCATCGCACGGGAGGACAGTCAAGTTTCTCTTCGCGACTCCGCCGTCTCTGTACAAGAAATTGTTTGCTTCTTGAGCGTCAGTAGTGTAGTCGATAGAAGACGCCGTGAGTTCCATCAATCTCGGAAATCTTCCTGTAGAGAAGTCTTTCACGAAGTTCTCGAGGTTGATCAAGTGACCGTTGACTCCAAACGACATCGCGACATTGAATGGATCGTCTGTAGACCCATCGATCTCGAAGAACGGCGTCTGAAGGACACCCCCCGCGTCACCGACCCACCTGAGGACAGGACCTTCTTCGACGAAGAAAGGCGGCAAATAGAACGCGACGTCGTTCTTCACTAGCGCGCCGTTTCCGAGACCTCGAGATCCAGTCTCTTGGATCTCTTCGGTCGACATGTAATATCTTCTGATCGTGACGTCGTGCAACTCAGCTTTGAGTGGATGTCTGAAAAAGTAATTGTCTGCCTCTGTCGCCTCATCTGTGATCTGATGAACGCCGTCTCTTCTCGAGTTGTCTGGATTGAAGAACAGAGACTGAGCAGACACACCGTAGTTTTGACCCTCGTAAAAGTTCCCGACGCACAAGGCGTCAGGATTCAACGAGTTTGAAAATGCTCTCGGCATCACGGTGCCAGACGGGACGACGAAC